AAATACTTTTTTTAGGTGCTTGCTTTTCTTCTTTTTGTTCACCTTTATCTTTTTGACTACCTGCTCCACCTGTTTCTTTTTTTGACCTTGCCTTATCCATACCTTTATTGAAATCTTCTTTTGCCTGTGCATTTCCTCTTGCATATGCAGTTCCAAAAGATAGTTCTACACCTGTAGCAGTATCTTTATATCTTTTACCTTTTAATCCTTTTTTTACTTTATCTGCTAATTCAGGATCAGCAGTACTTTGACTTTTTGTAGTTTCTTTAGCTTGCATCTCTGTTAATTTATCTTGAATAAATTTTGTCATTGATTGCAATTCATCTAAATCTTTATCAGCTGTCTTAATATTCAATAAAGGATCTAATACATACATTTTCTTTTACCATCTTCTTCTTGCTACTTTGGTTGTATGTAATGATAAATCTCGATCACCTTCTGCACCTAAATTCTCAATATCCTTATCATTCTCTACAATCCTATTTTGTCTTAAATCTTCTCTTTTAGGTTTCAGCTTTGGTGATGGCTTTACCATTTCAGATACTCTTTCATCTTCTTTCTGATTATCACTTTTAGTAGCATATTTGCCATGTGGACAGGTAGATGCAAACTTCTTATTATGGATTGACTCGTCCATTTCCACTACATCAAAACAATATGGTGTTAGCTTTTTTCTTACATCTCTTAATGCCTGTGAGATTAATAAATATCCTTTTCTCTTTCTTTCTTCATCATCTTTAATATCCAGCCATATTGATTGCAAATCTCTTAATACTTGTGCTTGACCTTCTAATATATCAAGATACTTTAAATCTTTATCTAGTGAAATTGCCTCTTCAAAGAATGCCTCAATCGTTAAGAAATGTTTTCTAATACAATCAGGACATCTCTTGCGAACATTATTTAAATGATCTTCCAATAAACAAGATTGCTTACAAATCTCTCTCATATTAAATAAAGGATTCATAATAGGCAATAAACCTAAATCACTTTCACTTGCTCTTTTTATTCTTGTCTTTAATGAACTTAAACGAAATGATAAATCAAACATATACATATCCTTTTTTTAGATTTTTTATATAAAAAAGGATATTCATTTAATAGTTATTAAAAACGACCACCTTCACCTTCAGGCTTTGGCTTTGTATATTTCACACCTATGTTCTTTGCTATTGTTTCTATCGCATCACTGTTCTCTGCTATCATTCTACCTGCCTCACCATATATACCTCTCAACACTTCATTAAATGTACTGTCATTAAATGTTAAAGCATCTCTCTTTAGCTTTGCCTTTGTGGTTTCACTGTCAATATTCAATAACTCTAAAATCACATCTATGTCTAATGATCCCTTTTGATACAGATTAAACAAAGCATCAAAGGTGTCTTGGTTATCTCTTAATCCTAATCTTGTAAATGATAAAGACGGATGAACCACCACTTCTTCACCATCATCATCTACTTCTATAAATCCCATTCTTTCACACATAGGTTTAAGCATATTTTCTTCTACCATTTCCTGTAGAATTTCTCTCATTAACATATATCTAGTGTTAATGACTTCTAAATGAATGCGATCTCCACTATATGCTCCTTCACCACTTAATAAACTTTCTGTTACACCTAAACCTGCATATAGCTGTCTATCTGTCATATCGTATTCAGATGACAGGTCTAACAAGCGACTATCTGCACCCATTTCTTCCCAATTCACTTGAAAATTTGAAATAATAGAATAATCAGGATCTTGTAATGCTAAATCTACTTGATCTCTTAATGCCTCTACATCCATTGCATCCATATCTTCTGCATATACCAAACGAATAGGTGTTAAGTGTCTTGATGCAATACTTGTCTGTGCTTGTCTTAATTTATCTCTAAACACTAAAATTCTTAAACATCTTTCTAATACACTATGCCCACGAGGTTCATATTGTGATTTCTTTCTTGCCATATAAAACACAAAGCTACCTAAATTAGGATCTGTATTTAATGGTATATTTCTACCTTCTTTAATTGCATCTACTACATCAGGTGGCATTGATCTAGCTATTCTTAATGCTTCAGGATCATCCATACCTGCTCTCTCTACTACATCTTTTGTCTTGCTATCAGGTATTAATTGAATCATCTTTTGATCTGTAAATGGAAAACTTTCCATATGGACTTGTTCAGGTGGCAATATACGAATAGCTGTCCATCCCTTATAATTCTTTTTCATCCACTCATATGCCTTCTCATTACTATCTTCATATTCTTCCCAAAGTTCCTCAATCTGATCTGTTGTACCTTCTTTTAAAGAAATCTTTTTTTTATGTGTTACTTCTTTAGGCATATCAGGATTGTTATCTTCACAGAATACAAACACTTCACCAAGTAAATTATATTCATGCACAATTTCAATAAGTCTGTGTAGTAAACCTACTTTCTTTGCCCATTTCTCACAAAAATTTAATGCTTTTCTAGCTAACTCACTGTCTTTAGCTTTTGGCATACCTAATCTAATTTTAGATAAAGGTAATTCTGTATGTAAATCAATCGCTTGACCAACAAATGGATCTGTACGATAAAAGAATCTAAAGTAGTTTCTCTGTTCATCTTGAGATTGTGGTAATTCCAAAAAGTCTGTTGAAAGTTCAGGTGAGTAAAAATTACCACCACCACCTAATTGAGTACCACCTGTTGTCATCGCAACCTTTACTCTTGATTTCATTTCATTAGGTGTTAGCTTTTTTGCAGGCTGTGTCTTTACCTTTTCTCTTGGTCTTACTTTACTGACTACTTTTACATCATCATCTTCAATCGTTGGTGTCTGTTGGTTTGATTGCTTTGCCATTTTCATCCTTCCTTTGCTTTATTAAATATTTAATCACTGTTTTTAATAACTTAACATGGTCAGGATGTCCTTCATAAAACTGCTTCCATGTTCCACCTTTTTCATTATACAATAAAGCAATCTCTTCTATTAAATCTAAATCCTCTTTTTCACTTCCATAAGATATTTCTAATATTCTTGAAATCACTCTTTGGTATGCCATTCCTAAATGCTTTGGTTTCATAATTCATTTAACCTTTCTTGTTTATTACACATCATAATTAAAAGGATTATCAAATGTTTAATGAAAACCACCAATACTATTCCCTTTGTATGTTCTTTCTCGAAGATTATCTCGAACTAGGTAAACCATATATTTTCTGTCCAGATAAAGATACTCTTATTGCAGAATGGTTTGAACTACAAATCAAACTACAAATCAATTTACTTAATTTAGATAGTGAATTGTATATCAAAAATCTACTTGACCATCGTACTAATTTATATAACTATGGTAGAAGATACCTTTTAAAAAAACATATACAAAGCACAGGACTTAAACCACATGGCTAACCTTATTGATGTTGCGAAATACATTCTTGATACCTATAAAAGTACAACAGGCATAAAACTACATAAACTACTTTATTACTGCCAGCTACACCACTATATGAAACATAATGGATTGCTTATGGTTGATGCTGATTTTGTTCTTAAAGATAATGGCATCATTTGTAATACTCTTTACACTCATATCACTCAACTTGTATCAGGCAATGCGAACAGACTTACAAATGATGAAGTCTTGTCTATTAATAATACTTTAAATAGATATGGCAAATACACAATCCACGAATTGACTGCTCTTAATAAAAAAGAAATCCCTGTTGGTACTCTTATTTCTTTTCCTGCTATTCTTGATCTATATCTCTCATCATCTACTGCGACCAATCATACCACGAATTGAATGTTTAGGTAATTTTGGTGCTATACGATTTACTGCACTTCCTTCAGGCACTGCTCTGCCAAATACTAATCCTCTACCTAATGGTGATGATCTTGTTGAGCCACCACTAGACATAGATAAAAATTTACCTTTACCTACATTTTGACTTGCTACCCAAAACATTCTCACTATCGCATCACTCATATCGTCATGCTTGCCTTCTGTTTGTGGTGCTTCTACTGTTATTAAATTCTTACTATGTACTGTCTGTTGCAATTCTAACATTTCTTGAATATATGGTTCATGTCCATCTACTTCACAATTCTTTTTATTATATAACACCAATCTCTTATCCCACATCATATCTTTAAAGTTCTGAAACATTTGACTTGTTAATTGCTTTGTCATTTGTTGTGTCTTTAATTGTGTTATCCCTCGCTTATTTAATGCTTGCTCAAATGGAATACCTGCCCATTGGTCAAATATCCCTTCTGTAATATAAAATTTCTTTGTGTAATCTAAAACCCAATCAGCTACATCATCAAATTCTAATCTTTCTTTATCTGCATATTTACCTACACCTGCTTTAATCAGATCTACTTTATCTAAAACTAACTTATCACCATCTAAATGTCCTATTGCTACTGCACTACCATCACCTACTAAAGCAACATCTATTCCCATGAAATATGGTTTTCTTGCTACACCTTTTTCTACAGGTCTATGCTTTTCATCTACACAAGCTAATAAGTCTTTACTATCTTCTATCCAACCACGAGTCCTATCTGTAAATTCACCACCATATTCTGTAAAGAACACAGCAGGATTTTTTAAATAATGCTTTTCAAATTCTGTTGCAGGTACTGTTGGATTTACTTCCCATGTTGGTGCTTGCACACATAACATATTTTCTGATGCTTTGCCACCTTGCATACCAATTTGAAATAACTTATAAAACAAACCTTGTTTACCTAATGGTGATGAAATAGATATTACACGACCTTCTACGGGTCCAACAGGTATTCTACGATCTGTTGGATCTTTTGGTGAATAAGCTGATGTAGATGGTACAACAGCATTATATACTTCTTCTGCACCACTTTGACCTGTTTCGGTAAAGTGAGCGATCTCATCCATAATAACACAAATATTACCAGCACCACGAAGACCTTTAGCAACACAACTTCTAAATGTTACTTTTAAGGTAGCTTTGGCACTTGGATCTTCTATATACCTGCCATATCTTTCTACATCTTTAGGTGTTTGAAATCTAGCATAGGATTGTGT